GGTGCAGATGGCGCACCCAAATCATCATTGAACCGTAATAGGAACCGTAAAGGAACCGCCAAAGAACCATTCCCGCCTGCTGCGCAGCCGGGCCGCGACGGTGTGGACGTTGCAGAGGGCAACGGCGAGACCGCAGTGCAGGTCGCATGCCGCGCCACCTGGTCGGCCTACAGCCTGGCCTACGAGCAGCGGTATGGCGTCAAGCCGGTGCGCAACCAGGTTGTGAACGCCAACGTGAAGACGCTGGTCAAACGCCTGGGGCATGAAGAGGCTCCACTGGTCGCAGCCTGGTACGTGGCCCACGTGAACGAGGCCTTTGTGGTCAAGAACACGCACGGCGTCGGTGTGCTGGTGAACCAGGCCGAAAGCTACCGAACGCAGTGGGCTCGTGGGCAGGCGGTGACCGGCACGGCTGCACAGGCGGCGGACAAGACGAGCGCCAATTTCGACGCCATCGAGGAGGCCAAGCGGCTGCTGCGCCAGCGCGGCGGCCGGGGCAACGGGGAGGGCGGCAATGCGTGACCATCTGGATACCGACTGGCTGCTGGAGGAACTGGGCGCCACGATGGAGCTGAGCGGCCAGCAGGTCCGGCCTGCTGCGCTTCTGCTGCTGGCGGAAGACCTGACCCACATCGACAAGCCTGTGCTGCGCCTGGCCCTGGCCCGCATCCGTGCCGAGCATCGCGGACCGATCCTGACCGGCACCGTGCTGCAGTACGTGGACCACGCCATGGGCCGCATGCTGCCCGCCGAAGCCTATGGCTTGGCGTTGACCAGTGCTGACCAGCAGGCCACCGTGGTGTGGACCGACGAGATCGCCCAGGCCTGGGCCGTGGCTGCGCCGCTGCTCACTGCTGGCGACAAGTTCGGTGCACGGCAGGCATTCATCGAGGCCTACGGTCGGATCACTGGCGAGGCCCGCGCGCTGCGCCGCCGGCCCGTGGTGCAGGTGAGCCTGGGCCACGACCCCGAGGGCCGCACGCGCGCCGTGCAGGAGGCCATAGCCGCAGGCCTGCTGCTGGGCGGTCTGGAGGGCCTGACCGACGACCTGCGCGAGCAGCTTCAGCTGCCGGCACCGCGCGCGGCCCTGGCGCTGCCGGCGCCCGAGTCCGTGCCCACGGGCCCGAGGCGGGAGGTGCTGGCCCAACTGGCCACGCTGCGAGATGCCTTCGCCATGAAGGCCAAACGCCACACCCGTGCTCAGGTCGAGGCCCGTGCCGACCGCATGCGCCTGGGTCAGGCCAAGCGCCGAAGCGCCGCGGCCGTGGCCGGCTACCTGCAGGGGGGCCAGCAATGACCCTGCTGCAGCTGCTCAAGACCGGCGCCGTGCTGCGCTGCCGGCCCGGCTTCCGCTTCTACGCGGTCCAGCACGGCCGCGAAATCTCCGTCAACCAGGTCGAGGCTGAGGCAGCCGTGCGCGCCGGCCGCGTCCGCCCCGAAAGCACCGGCCCTGATGGGTTCGGCGTTTACCACTTCTCGCTCAGGAATTCCCAATGACCCGCAGGTTTGAGTTTGCCCGCGACCAGGTGCTGGCCACCATCGAGGCCGGCCCCGTGCAGTACGCGGCGCTGGCCGGCACCATGTCCGATCCAGCCCGCGCCCAACTGCGCGCGATCATCGATGAACTGACGGCGCAGCGCCTCATCCGGCTGATCCAGCTGGACCGCTTCCCGCACTACGTGACCACCGAGTGGGTGATGCCCGACGAGCTGCGCCTGCAGCTGATCGAAGGAAAGTGCCGTCGCACCGTGGATGGCTGCTTGATCTGGACGGGCTACATCGATCCGCGCCGCGGCCCCATGGTGCGGTTCGGTCCGGACGGCCCACCCACGGCGGCGCGCCGCGTGGTCTGGACGATCAAGCGCGGTCCGCTGGGCCTGCAGCAGACAGTCCGTGCGGCCTGTGATGACCCCGCATGCGTGGCCTATGAGCACATGAAGCTGGGAACGCGCGCGGACAAGTCCCGGGGGCGCAGCCTCACGCCGCTGACCAAGCTGCGCATTGCCCGCGCACAACAGGCAGCGCGCGGCAAGCTGACCATCGAGAAGGTGCGGGCCATCCGCGCGAGCGTCGAATCGGAAACTGTGCTGGCGGAGCGCTACGGCGTCTCCAAGCCCACCATCGGTCAGATCCGCAGGAACGAGACGTGGCGGGAAGAGGGCGGCATGTTCACCGCGCTGATCCCGGGGAGGGCGCGGGCATGAGCGTGATTCTTGGAATGGACCCTGGAGCCAACACGGGCGTGGCCGTTTTCGTGGACGGCCAGCTGGTGGAGCTGCTGACGATTCCGCCTCACCACATCGAGCGCACGCTGGCCGCGCGCATGCCGTCGCGCGTGGTCTTCGAGGACAGCCGGCTGCAGTCGCATACCTGGACGCGCGGCAAGACAGGCGCCGCCAGCGCCAAGATGGCGCGCAACGTGGGCCAGGTGGACGCGCGCTGTGCGGACATCACGGCGCACTGCGCAGACCTGGGCATCCCGGCCCACGGCATCAGCCCGGCAGGGAAGGGTGGCAAGCTGGATGCGCGGCGCTTCGCGGCTGTCACGGGCTGGACGGGCCCGAGCAACGAGCACAGCCGCGACGCCGCCATGGTGGCCTGGCCCTACCGCCGCGCCGCTGACCTGCGAGGAGGCCGCCATGGCTGAGATTGCCCTGCACGCCCACTGGGACGGCCCCGAGCAGGCCCGGGCCAACTTCCTGCAGCGCGTGGCGCCCTGGTGCATGCAGCAGTGGGAGGCCGGCCGCCGGCTGGAGGTGTTCGTGCGCTTGCACGAGGACGCCAAGACCGACAGGCAGCGGACCTTCTATCACGACTTCGTGCTGGCAGAGATCGCGCGCCAGGTCGTCATCGATGGCCGCCGGCACTCGAAAGCCACCTGGAAGGAGCACTTCCGCGCCGAGTACTTGGGCAGCCGTGCGGTGACGCACCATGACCCGATCAGCGGCGCCACGACCACGACGCAGGAGCGCATCAGCACGGAGAGCCTGGGCGTGCGCGAGTACGGCGACCTGATCGACCGCGTGATGGCCCACGCCATCAACGAGTTGAACGTGGAGTTCCCGGCGACCTTCGAACAATGGGAGCGCGAGCAGACCCACCCGGACACGGGCGAGGTGATTGGCGGGGTGTGCCCCTGATGCGCCGCACTGCCTTCAAGTCCGGCGGGGCAGGGTTCCGCCGGCGGGTCGCTCCTGCGTCCCATGCCGCCCATGAGCTGGCGCGCGAGCAGCGCCTGGAGGCCCGTGCTGCCCGCGCCATGGCCGAGGCCCGGCCGCGCGCTGCCACTGTGGCGCTCATCGACCAGCACCGGGTCGTGCCCGCGCCGAAGACCGTGGCCCAGCGCAACCCGCGCCTGCGTGCCTTGGCCAAGGGTCAGCAGTGCCTGCTGCTGGTACCGGGGATCTGCACGAACGACACCACCACCGTGGTCTGCTGCCACAGCAATCTGTCCATCCACGGGAAGGGCGAGCGCAGGAAGGCCGACGACCACTACAGCGCCTGGGGCTGCGCCGCGTGCCATTCCTGGCTGGACCAGGGGCCTGCGCCTGCTGCGCGCAAGGAATCCGCGTTCATGGCCGCGCACCTGCGCCAGGTCCTGGCATGGCGTGCGCTGGCCGGCGCTCCCAACACCGATGCCCGCGACCGCGCCGCTGTGCTGTGGGCGCTGGGCCTGCTGAATGCAACACCGATTTTTTTCTGATACGGGGGAGAACATGACCACGATTGCCCGATACAACGCCCTGCGCCGCGAGCTGCTGCAGGTTGAGCTCGACCTCGCTGCATCCAAGCGGGCCTATCTGGAGGATGGGACTACCGGCCCGCGTGGCGCTCGTGCTGCGCTGGAGGAGCGCCGCGCGGCGTTGCGGCTGGAGATTCACGACGTGCGCGCGCTGGTCGATGAAGCCCGCGATGCTGCCCACCAGGCGAAGAGGCACCAGTTCCTGCTCGCCCTCATTGCGAAGTGCGAGCAGCACGGGCGCCACGACCTGGTACGCGCGGCCAGCGCGGAATCGCTGCAATGGCTGGAGCAGCAGGGCCTGATGGGCGCCTACACCGCGAGGGCCTGACTTCTTGAGCTGCATGGACTGGATGGCTGGCCAGCTGGAGGGCTGGCACGAGGAGGGGGCGCGGCACAACAACCCGCGCCCTGCGGGCGTCATCCGCCCGGGCAGTGGCACCGACGTGCTGCTGCGGTTTCTACGCCAGGCCCCCGGGCGCTGGTTTTTCCATGCCGAGCTGGTCCTGGCCCTGGGCCGCAGCAAGGGGGAGATTGATTGGGCGCTGCAGTACCTGGTGCGCGAGTGCCAGGTGGAAAGCCGGCTCACGGAGCTGCCGGCGCGCAAGCCAGTGCATCGCTACAGACTGAAAGAGGGATCGACAACATGACCACGACCACGGAACGCCAGCCCCAGGCGGGCGACATCTACGCATACAGGGAGGACGGCGCCGTGCTGTTCATCCCGCCCGCGCACCAGCTGACGACTTGGCGGGGCGGCAACCCTTTTCAGGGCCAGTGCCGGCGCCCGCTGGGCCAAAGCCCCGACGCGCTGCGCAAGATCCTGAACCCCAAGGGGAAGAAGCATGCAGCTTGACGGGCGCATAGAGACGCCGCGATTGGTGCTGGTGAGCGGGCGGGGCTTGTGGTGTTGCGCGCAACCGTCCTATCTGGAGACACTGGACCGCTCCCTACCCAACTGGCACCAACTGCGTGATGCACCGCTTGGGTGTGCGCCGACTCCCAGGGGGGCCTATCGGCATTGGCGCAAGGTGGTGCAGACGCTGCAGCAGGAAGAGGAGGCGCTGTTCCGCGAGAAGATGCGGCTCATGTCGAATGCGGCGCCCAGGTATCAGGTTGATTCCCTGCCCGGATGGGATGTCGATAGGCGGGTGGCACATGGCCTGCGCGATCTGCTGCACTTGGCCGAAGACAACGTGGTGCTGATAGTCGCTGTAGTGCTGGTCCTAGTGCCCTTGGTGCGTTAAGCAGAGATGCTTTCGCCGATTCATCAGCTTTGATGTAACAATCAGAGTCTGATAAGGCTGGTATGCCAAAAGTAAACGTTGAATCTTAGATATCTACACCCATGGCTATAACAACACCTAAGTGTCCAAAGTGCAAGACCTCCGACTTTGTTGTATTGGTGAATACTGGAGAGAAGGTTGGGGCGGCCGTGGGGGGAACCGCAGCAGCCGCAGGAGGCTTTGCAGCAGCAGCTGCTGCTACAAGCGCGATACCGTCTCCCGCATCAAAAGTCGCGTCGGCAATTGTTGCTGTTGCGCCGAGGATCGCTGCAGCGCTGACCGCCGGGACAGTGGGCGTGTATGCTGGCGCAAAGTTTGGTGAAGGGGTGGATAAGTCTCGAAAGCTGTTCAAGTGCAACAACTGCGAGCGTTTCATTCCCGGATGACTTCAATCCAGGTGCCGACGCGCTAGCTTTGACCAGCACTTTTATGTAATTGCCCCGGGCCTCCCAGCGCGGGGCTTTTTCTTTGGCAGAGTTGTTGCTGACGTGCCAAGCCTGCCAGCTTCGGCAGCATGAAGAAGCAACCTGCCCGCAAGACCGCGAAGACCACCAAGGCCAAGGATGGTGCGGCACCGAAGAAACAGCACATCACCACGGAGGACCGGCACAGGGCCTTTGCGCGGGAGTATGTGGCCCTGGCCTTCAACGCAACGCAGGCGGCCATCGCGGCAGGCTACAGCGCTGCTACGGCGGCATCGCAGGGGGCGCGCCTGTTGAGAGATGCCAAGGTGCAGGCGTATGTGAAGGAGTTCAGCCAGGCTGCGGTGGAGCGTGCCGAGGTGAAGGCCGAGGACGTGGTGCGGCGGCTCAACGACATGCTGATGGCCGATCCGCGCGACCTGGTTGAGGTCTACGTCTCCGCCTGCAGGCACTGCCACGGTGTGGCTCATGAGTACCAGTACACGCTGGCGGAATACAACGCAAAGCGCGAGAAGTGGCTGGACGCCGGCAAGGCGCCCCAGGACTTCCCCGAGCTGGGCGGTGTGGGCTACGACGCGAACAAGCCGCCAGTGCCGGAGTGCCCGGAGTGCTTCGGTGCTGGCCGACCGCGGGCCATCCTCAAGGACACGCGCACCATGCCACGCGGCGCCCTTGCCCTGTTCGCAGGCGCCAAGGAGGGCAAATACGGGCTGGAGATCAACGTGCACAGCCAGCTGGACGTGGCCGAGAAGCTGATGCGCTACCACGGGCTCTACAAGCGCGACAACGAGCAGCAGGGCGGCGGGGGCGGGGTGGGCCACTTCGAGGTGCATTTCGTGGATGCGCCGCCTCGTGAGAACGATCCGCGCGATGGGGAGGCCGCATGAAGCTGCCACCGACAAACCCCCGTCCGTCCATCCTCGCGCTGTCCCTGGATGCGGCCTTGGCTGGCGAGGACCTGGAGCCCGACTTTGCCGAGGACTACGAGGTAGACCGCGCGCGCGTCCGGGTGGAGTTCCCCGCCAAGCTGCGCGGCCTGTGGCAGCCCAAGCGCTTCAAGGTCATGTACGGCGGGCGCGGCGGGGCCAAGTCCTGGTCCGTGGCCATGGCCCTGCTGGTGATGGGCAGCAACCGCCCCCTGCGTATCCTGTGCGCGCGCGAGATCCAGAAGTCCATGCGGGACTCGGTGCACCGCCTGCTGTCCGACCAGATCGCGGCCTTGGGCTTGGGCGGCTTCTACGAGGTGCTGGACACGGAGATTCGCGGGGCCAACGGCACGCTGATCCTGTTTGCGGGTCTGCAGAGCCACACGGTGGACTCGATCAAGTCCTATGAAGCCATCGACATCGTGTGGGTGGAAGAAGCCCAGAGCGTCAGCGCGCGGTCCTGGGAGGTGCTGGTGCCGACCATCCGCCGGCCTGGCTCGGAAATCTGGCTCACGCTCAACCCGGACCTGGCCACGGACGCCACCTATGCCCGGTTCATCGAGGCCGCCGACAGCGACACCTGGCTGTGCGAGATCAACTGGCGGGACAACCCATGGTTCCCCGAGGTGCTGGAGAAGGAGCGCCGCCGGCACTTCAAGCGCGACCCGGACACCTACTGGAACATCTGGGAGGGCCGCCCCAAGCGCACGCTGGCCGGCGCGATCTACGCCAAGGAGGTGGAGCGCCTGTACAACGACGAGCGCGTGTGCCTGGTGCCCTACAACCCCAAGCTGCCCGTGCACACGGTCTGGGACCTGGGCTGGGCCGACAACATGGCCATCGCCTTCGTGCAGCGCACGGCCATGGATTTCCGCGTCATCAACTTCATGCAGGACAACCAGAAGACGCTGGAGTGGTACGTGGAGCAGATGGAGAAGCTGCCCTACCGCTGGGGCACGGACTTCCTGCCGCACGATGGCGCCCACGGCGACTTCAAGACCGGGCAGACGGCCCAGCAGATCCTGGAGGACATGAGCCGAGAGGTGGTGGTGCTGGAGCGCGCGGGCCTGGAGTCGGGCATTCGCCTGGCGCGCGGAATTTTCTCCTCGGCCTACATCGACGCGAAGCGCTGCGCCAAGCTGCTGGACTGCCTGAGCCGGTACAAGCGCCAGATCGACCCGCGCACGGGCGAGCCTGGGCCGCCGCTGCACGATGACGCCAGCCACGGCGCGGACGTGTGGCGCTACATCAACATGGCCCTGCCACTGATGGACAACGACACAGCAGGCGCGAAGCCAAGGCGAGCGCGCGGAGGCGGCATGGCGCGCTGATCCCGTACCAAGCCTGCCACTTTCGCGGGCATGCCTGCATGTATCGACCTGCGCAAAGCGCACCTTCACCGCCAGCATGGGGACTTGCTGGCCGTCTACACCTGGATCAACGCCGAGCGCGCGCTGGTCCTGATCCCCGCCTACCGCTCGAAATCACCCTGGTACGTGGTGATGGAGAGCGCGGCCTATCTCTACGATGACCCGGCCTACCTGGCCCGCGCTTGCGTCAAGGCCTGCGAGGTGCTGGGCATCGAGCCCAACCGGCCGAACTGGGTGCGCGTGGCCACCATCGTCAACGAGGGCCTGCCCGACCTGGTGGGCATGCCCAGCGAGCCCACATGGCAGCGCGCGGGCCAGGAGTTCGGTACCCTGGTGGTCAAGTCCAACGGCCAGGAAATCGCGGCCGAGGCTCTGACCATCCCTGACGCGGGGGCGGAATATGTCCCAGCCTGAGGCCCGCTTCAACCGCCGCGCGGGCGTGGGCGAGCGCATCCTGAACGATGTGCCGCTGGAGTTTGACCTGGACGGGGAGGAGGACAGGCCCGCCCACCCTCTGGACCAGGCAGAGGCTCGCAAGACCCTGCGCAAGCTCCTGAGCTGGTACTACCGCGAGCGCGAGATCCAGGCCGAGAACCGCCTGCAGATGTCCATCGACGCCGACTACTACGACGGCGACCAGTGGGACCCTGCCGACGCGGCCGTGCTGGAGGAGCGCGGCCAGGTGCCTCTGGTGTTCAACGAGGTGGCCGTGATGTGCGACTGGCTCATTGGCACGGAGCGGCGTGCGCGCGTGGACTGGAGCGTGCTGCCGCGTGCCGAGGACGACGTGCAGCTGGCCGACGTGAAGACCAAGGTGCTCAAGTACGTCAGCGACGTGAACCGCACCACCTTCAACCGCTCGCGCGCCTTTGAGGACACCGTGAAGGTGGGCGTGGGCTGGGTGGACTCTGGCGTGCGCAACGACCCCACCAAGGACATCATCTATGACAAGTACGAGGACTGGCGCAATGTGCTCTGGGACTCGATGGCCATGGAGCCGGACCTGAGCGATGCGCGCTACCTGTTCCGCACGCGCTGGGTGGACGAGGACGTGGCCATCACCATGTACCCACAGCGCCGCGACGTGCTGGAGCGGGCCGTGCTGCGCGAGGAGGAATTCAGCGCCCAGCAGTGGGCCGAGGATGAGTTCTTCTTCCAGGGCCACACCAGCGAGCGCCACGTCAGCGGCACCAGCGGCAGCTACCTGGCCGGCGGGCGCGGCAACATCGACAGCGAGGCGCGGCGCCGCGTGCGCCTGATCGAGTGCCAGTTCCGCATGCCGGCGCCCGTCCAGGTGGTGACCAGCGGCCCCTTCAAGGGCTCGTTCGTGGAGCCCTGGGACCATGCGCTGCGCGCCGTGGTGGGTGCGCACGGCGGCTCCATCGTGGAGCGTGTTGCCATGCGCATGCACGTCGCGGTCTTCACCGAGGGCCATCTGCTGGCCCTGGGCCCAACGCCCATGCGCCACAACAGTTTTAGCCTGACGCCCATCTGGTGCTACCGGCGCGGCCGCGACCGCATGCCCTACGGGGTAGTGCGCCGCGTGCGCGATCTGCAGATGGACCTGAACAAGCGGGCCAGCAAGGCGCTGTTCCTGCTGTCCACGAACCAAATTTTCGCGGAGAAGGGCGCCTTCGATGACATCAACGAGGCGCGCGAGGAGGTCAACCAGCCGGACGGCGTGGTGATCTACAAGGCCGGCAAGAAGTTCGAGGTCCACCGTGACAGCGAGATGGCCGCCGGCCAGGTGCAGATGATGACGCTGGATGGCCAGGCTATCCAGAAGTCTGCGGGCATCAGCGACGAGAACCTGGGCCGGCGCACCAATGCCGTCAGTGGCCGCGCGATCGAGGCCCGCCAGCTGCAGGGCTCGGTCGTGACCACGCAGCCCTTCGACAACCTGCGCTTCGCCGTGCAGATCCAGGGCGAGAAGCTGCTGAGCCTGGTGGAGCAGTGGTACACGGAGGAGAAGGTGATCCGCCTCACGGGCCACAAGGGCCGGCTGGACTGGGTGAAGGTCAACCAGCCCGAGGTCCAGCCAGACGGGAGCGTGCGCTACCTGAACGACATCACGGCCAGCATGGCCGACTTCGTGGTGTCCGAGCAGGACTATTCGGGCACGCTGCGCCAGGTCATGTTCGAGAGCCTGAACCAGCTGGCGGGCCGGCTGCCGCCCGAGGTTGCCATCCGCATCATGACGCTGGCAATGGAGTACTCGGACCTGCCGAACAACGACCTGGTGGCCGACGAGCTGCGCAAGCTGACCGGCGAGCGCGACCCCAACAAGCCCCTCACGCCCGAGGAGCAGCAGCAGGTCCAGCAGCAGATGCAGGCCCAGGCCGAGGCTCTGCAGATGCAGCAGGAGAGCGCGCGCCAGGCGCTGGCCGAGCAGCAGGCCAAGGTTCGGGAAATCAACGCCCGGGCCGAGAAGCTGGAAGCCGAGGCCGAGGAGAAGCGCGCCGCCGGCGGCAACCAGGCGCTGGCCCAGCAGATGGAAGGCGTGGCCGCCACCGTGCGCCGCGACGCGGACATGGAGCTGGACGAGCTGCGCCGCAAGCTGGCCAAGGCCCAGGCCGACCTGGCAAACAAGACGCTGCAGATCAAGGGCGACCAGGACGTGCGCCTGCAGGTTGCGCGCATCGAGGCCGACTCGCGCGAGCGCGTGGCCCAGATCCAGGCCGCCAGCCGCGAACGGCTCGACGCCATGGGCGCCCAGCTGGACCGCTTCCCCACCACAACCACCGACAGCCAGCCGGCCGCCGAACAATGAACATCGACACCCTCAAGGAAGTGCTCGGCCTGGCCAACGGCCTGACCGCCGAGCACAAGAACGACCTGATCCTGGCCGGCGTGAAGTCCGCGCCCGCCGTGGGTGCCAGCGCGGGCGCCGTTGCCACCCAGCAGACGGAAGCCACGTTCCTGGGCCTCACGGGCAATGCTTGGGTGATCGTCGCCACCCTGATCCTGATCGCTTTGCAGGTCGCGCATCTCGCCTGGAAGTGGCGCCGCGACTACCGCATGGACCAGGAGCACCAGGCAGACCGCGCGCGCATCGTGCGCATGGCTGCCTCCAGCGAGCGAGGTGAGCCATGACGAGCCGTGTGCCTGCCGCCAGCCTGGGCATTGGCGCCGCCATCCTGGCCTCCTGGATCGCGGCCGAAGGGTTCAGCACCGCACCCATCATCCCGGTGCGCGGCGATGTGCCCACCATCGGCCACGGCGCCACGCGCTACGAGGACGGCACGCGCGTGACCATGGCTGACCCGCCGATCACGCGGGAGAGGGCGCGCGAACTGGCCGCGAACCTGCTGGACCAGGAATATGGTGCCTGCGTGCGGGCCTCGCTGGGCGACACGCTGGTGCATCCGGTCGAGTTCGCCCAGGCCGTGGACTTCGCGGGCCAGTATGGATGCGGCGTCTGGCGCGGTTCCTCGATGCTGGTGCGCACTCGGGCCGGCGACTATGCCGGCGCCTGCCAGTCCTACCTGGCCTATCGCTACATGACCAGCAGCCAGGCCTTGCAGGGCTACAGCGCCTACCAGTGGGACGCGGCCGGCCGGGCCACGCGGTGGCGCTTCGACTGCTCGGCGCCCGGCAACAAGGTTTGCCGCGGCGTCTGGACCCGTCAGCAGGCGCGGTACGCCGCATGCATGGAGGCTCAGCAATGAGCGTTCGCGTCATCACCCATGTGGCCGCCGCAGGCCTCGCCGCGTTTCTGGCCTGGAGCTACCAGAGCGCGCGGCTGGGCGCCGAGCTGGCCGATGTCCGGCTGGAAGCCGCCACCCAGCAACTGGCCACCAGCACCGCCCAGCGCACAGCCGACGCCCGCGTGCGCAGGGCAGAGCAGTCCATCAACACCAACTACCAGGAGGCGCTCAATGCAGCCCGGACCCGTGAGGCGCTGCTGCGCCGTGATCTTGACCAGCTGCGCACTGTCTCTGACGGCCTGCGCGAGCAATCCGCAGATGCCGCCCGCCGACTTGCCAGTGCTCCCCCCGCCGCCGTCCTTGAGTACGCCACTGCCCTCATTGCCGTATACGACGACTGCCGCGCAGCGTATGGGGACATGGCAGCAAAAGCTACAGGGCACGCAACTGATGTCCAGACCTTCGACGCCGCCTGGCCAATGATATTCACACTGCGTTCACCTAGTGCAGAAAAGTTGAATTAAATAAATGTTTGGCGATCTTTCCAGCCATTCCAATTTATGTGTCCATCGTCGAAGCCTGTGGCTTTTAATACTGTTAGATTCGATAGTTGAACGAGGGCTGACAGAAATTCTGTTGCTTTAAATGTTTTGTACGACGAATTATAATTTACGGTGGGGTTAAATTCTCCGTTGTGAAATATTGAATTCCTAATGTGGGAGTATGTGGAAATCGAGCTTTGATCATCCATGAGATTTAGCTCTTCTACATTGAGCCTATAAGCTGAAAGTTGTCTTGCTATTACATTCGCAGCGCTGCTTCTTGTGTCTTTGAGAACTGCGCGGGCGTGTGACTCTAATGCAGAAAAATGTAGGAAGTAAAAAAGCTCCACCATTATGGTGCGCAATCTCAGTGTCTCGACATTTCTAAATAAGAGAGTGTCGTATCTTGTGTTGTTGCAGTGCTTTTCGTCGTTAAGAAGGGAAAGGCATTTGATAATTAGTTCTGACCTGCCATCATTGGAATAGTAATCTTGTAAAACAGTGAATTTTCCCGGTGTTCCAGTTCTGGGGATTGAAATTTTATTTGCGATGTTCTTGTGTTTTTCATCCTTGGCACACAAGTGAGGGCCGGAAATTAATACTTCCCTTTGCTCTATAAAGGTTAAGATTGCTTGTAGCTGAAATATAAGTCTTGCATTCGCGAGATCCCCATGTACGAGTGCTGTGAGGTGGTAGGATTCTTCATCCGCTGCCGATATATGGGATGTCTGGACGCTTTCGGAAATTGGTTCAATTTTAAAACCCGGTCCATTAATCTCTTTGGTTATTTCATAACCGTAAATACCATAGACTTTGCTCATTTCTGTCCTTTTCAATTCTTGCTTGATCTTATTGGAAAAAATTTTTGCCAGCTAGATTTGTTGCCAGTGCTCGTACCAAGCCTGCCACCCTGCCGTGATCGAAACCACCACAGGTCACGCGCATGCATCAGTCCCTTTCCCTCCGTAGCCAGCTGGCCCTTGCCATGATTTCGGGCGCCGGTGCCGCCATCGCCGACTCTCCCAAGCGTGCGGAAGAAATCGCCAAGGGCATCCAGCGTGCTCTCGACGTGCTGTCCCTCACTCTCGGCGATACCGCGCCCTCGCCCTGCAGCACCCCTACCTCGCCAACAGCTGGCTGCGCCTGTGCGTCCGGCCGCTGTGCCCATGACTCCAGCTGTGCCGTGCACAACGAACCCGCGTTGCCAGCTGGCCCGTGTGACTGCCCAGGCAGTGGCCGATACACGTTCACGGTGGACGGCGCGGGTGTCGGCCTGGCCGGTGCCTACATGAAGGACGGGGTTCTGCGCTTGCGGCTCAACCCTGTATTCGACGTAGCGGGCAGTCTGGGTCTCGGTCGAAATCACGTTCGTGCGCAGGCCAAGTCTTCCTTGGAGGCGGCTGCTGAAAAGTACCAGCAGGCATGTGACTTGGTGCGCGACCTGCAATCCAAGTCCAGCGAAACCAACCATGTGATGGCCAAGCTGCAGTCTGAGCTGCGCAGGGCTCATGAGGCCAAGGAAGAAGCCACAGAGGCGCTGCACGCAGCCGCTGCTGCCGGTGAATCCATCCCCGGTGGTGCCCGCATTGCCGCGCAGTGCGGCATCACAGCCTCTGTCATGCAGTCCATGCAGTCCGTGCGTGGCCAGTCCAACCAGTAATTTCGGAGTACCCAAAAATGAGCAATTCCAACGACGACGACCGCCTGCGCCTCCTGTCCGATGCCGAGCGCGCGGCCATGGACGAACTGGAAGAGTACGACCCCGAGGCCGAGAACGCGGCAGCGCTCGCGGCCCTGGGGCGTGATGCACTCAAACCCGACGAGGATGAGGGCGACGACGATGATGCCGGTTCGCCCAAGGACAAGCCCACACCCAGCACGCCCGCAGATCCCACGGACCCCACTGCTGCTCCCGCCGCCGCAGCGCCTGCAACTGCTCCTGCTGGTGCTCCCGCAGAACCTACCGACGCCACACAGCCGACCGACACGCCAGCGCCCCAGAGCGCGCAGCAGCCCACGGGCTACCGTGCGGATCTGCCTGCCGACTACGACGCCCAGGTGAAGGCCAACAAGGACGCCGTGGCCGCGGCGCGGGCCAAGTTCAACGAGGGCGAGCTGGAGCAGACCGAGCTGGACGCGGAGCTGGACCGCCTGCAGGACGAGCGCGACCGGCTGCGCGACCTGAAGACGCGGGCCACTGTGTCGGCCGAGATGCAGGAGCAGTCGGCGCAGCAGGCCTGGAACAGCGCCATCAACAGCTTCCTGGACGAGGCGGCCAAGAACCCCGCGCTGGGCATCGTGGACTACCACCAGGACAAGGCCAAGCAGGCCGACCTGGACGCCTTCGTGCGTGCGCTGGGCGCGGCGCCGGGCAACGAGGACAAGCCCATGCGCTGGTTCCTCGAGGAGGGCCACCGCCGCGTGGTCGCCCTGCACGGCATCGCCACCACCAAGAAGCCGGTGGACGTGCAGCGCAAGCCCGACGCCTCAGGCGTGGTCACCAACCTGGCCGACGTGCCCGGCGGCGCGGGCGATGCCGATCCCGTCAGCGACGAGTTCGCCGAGCTGGACAAGCTCACGGGCCTGGACTACGAGCGCGCGCTGGGCCGCCTGTCCGAGGACAAGCGCGCGCAGTACCTGCGTGCGATGTGAAGGGGCCCATGCCAGAGCAAACCGCATCGACGCCCGACGTGCGCCGCATCTTCATGGAGCTGCGCACGGGCGATGTGCTGGAAGTGGGCGGCGTGCGCATCCAGCTGGAGTACAAGAAGGGGCAGGCTGCGCGCATGGTGATCGCGGCGGCCCCGGATACCTGCGTCAGGAAGATCGCGGCCTCGCGGCCCGTACCAAGCCTGCCATCTTGACGGTTCAACCATTCATCAATCGGGGCGCTGGAGTGCTCGCTACCACACAGGAGCACTCCTATGGGCAAAACAGTGGTGGGCGTGAACAGCCCCCGCGCGGTCAAGCGCTTTTCCGGCGACCTGGCTCTCGATGTCTCTCAAGCCTCGTACTTCGGCAAGCGCTTCGCGGCCGTGGGCCAGGGCGCCAAGACGCCAATCCAACTGCTGACGGATCTGGAATCCGAAGCCGGTGACCTGGTCAGCTATGACCTGCTGGCCGAACTGCGCATGGCGCCCGTCGAGGGCGACGATGTGCTGGAAGGCAAGGAAGAGGGCCAGCGCTTCTACACCGACGAGCTGTACATCGACCAGGCGCGCGGCGGCGTCAACACGGGCGGGCGCATGTCGCGCAAGCGCACGCTGCACGACCTGCGCATGCGCGCCAAGCAGCAGCAGGCCAGCTGGTGGGGCCGCTTCCAGGACGAGCTGACCTTCACCTACCTGTCGGGCTCGCGCGGCGTCAATGCCAACTTCATCTTGCCGCTGGGCTACCAGGGCCGCGCCAAGAACCCGCTGACGGCGCCCACGCCCAACCAGCACCTGTTCGGCGGCGATGCCACGGCGGTGGCCAACCTGGATGCCACCGACAAGATGTCGCTGGCCGTGGTGGACCGCGCGCGCGTGCGTGCCGACAGCCAGGGCGGCGGCGCCACCAACATCCCCGTCATGCAGCCCTGCGTGATCGATGGCGAGGAGGTCTTCGTCATGGTCATGCACACCTTCCAGGAAGACGACCTGCGCAAGGAAACCGGCACGGGCGGCTGGCTGGAACTGCAAAAGGCGGCGGCCGCTGCTGTGGGCTTCAAGTCGCCGCTGTTCAAGAGCGCGCTGGGCATGTACCGCAACGTGGTGCTGCACTCGCACCGCAACGTGATCCGCCACAACACCCACGGCGCCACGGGCGACCTGGAGACGGCGCGCGCGCTGTTCATGGGCGCGCAGGCCGGCGTGATGGCCTTCGGCTCGCCGGGCACGGGCATGCGCTACGGCTGGCACGAGGAAACCCGCGACAACGGCAACCAGGTCGTGATCACCACGTCGTCCATCTTCGGCGTCAAGAAGTCGGTCTTCGAGATCGAGGGCGAGAAGCAGGACCACGGCGTCTACGGCATCGACACGGCCGCTGCGTCGCGCTGATCCCCACCGAACGAAAGGAGTCATTCATGGCTTTCAAGCAACTCAGTGCCGTGGCCGCAGGCCATCAGGCCCCCATCACCCCCGGCGGTTCCGAGCTGGTGCGCTCGCGCTTCGGCCAGCCCCTGGCCGTGGCAGACCACGCAGTCGGCGCCCGTGGCGTCATCGGCATCCTGCCCGCCGGCACGCTGCCCGTGTCCCTGTTCATCCGCGTGCCTGCCGCCTTGGGCGCGGGTTTCAAGGCCTCCATCGGCCTGGCGGATGCGACCGGCGACATCAGCGCTGCGGCCGACGACGGCGGCGGCGCCTGGGTGACGGACAACGACGCGGGCGCGGCCGGCGGCTATGTGCACCTGGTGCCCGCAGCCTTTGCCAAGCTGGTGCCCAAGGACGAAGACCGCCGCATCGTCCTCAAGGTCACAGGCGCGGGCACGGCCGCAGGCCTCTTCGCCCTGGACCTGATCTACACGAACGCCTGACAGCGTGTGCGCGCCCCGCAAGGGGCTTTCCCCCGGTGGCATCGGCTGCCGGGGCTTTTTGAACCCCGGAGAACCAAACCATGAAGCTGTTCACTTCGCTGCCCGCACGCAAGGACGGAACCCTGATCGTGCGCCTCAAGGGCGCCACATATGTTTTCGAGGGCAAGCCTCTGACTTGCGAGGTCGAGAACGAGGCCCATGCCGAGCACCTGCGCGCCGGCAACTTCCAGACCGAGGAGGAGTTCGACGCCGAGCAGAAATTCCAGCGCCTGGCCGCCGAGCGCGAAGCCCGCCGCGCGGCCCTGGACGGCAAGGCGCCTTCCTCGCGCAACACCTTCACGCCGGGCGTGGGCTCGCGCGATGAAGATGAAGACCTGGACGGCGGCACCGGCATGCCCCAGGAATCCGACTCGGCCCCCACCGGCCGCGTGCGCAAGGCCTCGCGCGCTTCCAACGTGACCGGCTGATCGCACCATGGCCAGCTGGGAGAACTGGATGCCTGAGCTGGTACTGGCTGCCCCCAAGGCGCCGGTACCGCTCATTCACCTGGCGTTGAACCGCGCCGCGCGCACCTTTCTCAAGGCAACGCGCGCTTGGCAGGAATGGCTGGAGCCCACGGACGTGACTGGCGAGGCCTTCGCCGAATACACCTTCGAGCTGCCCCAGGGCGCAGAGCTGCTGCGCCTGGAGCGCGCCACGCTGGACGGCCGTCCGCTGGAAGTCGCCCAGAGCCGCGACCTGCCGGCCGACCCATGGCAGCACGAGTTGCGCGGCCGGGCCTACTTGGTCACGACCAACCTGCGCGAGTTCACGGTGCGCACCAGCAGTGCCGGCCGCCTGCAGGTCTACGCCTCGCTGATGCCGTCCCTGCGCGGCAACAGCGTGCCCGACGAGGTGGCCTCGCTCTACCATGAGGCGATCCGCGAGGGCGCCAAGGCCGAGCTGCTGGCCACCGAGGGCACGGACTACTACAAGCCCGACCAGGCCGGCGTGGCCCTGGCGTTCTTCCAGCGCGCCATGGATGACGCCACGGCCGACGTGTGGCGCTCCAACACCAGCCGCGGCTCGCGGGGGAGGGCGTCATGGCTCTGACGGTGGCCCAGTTGCTGGACGATGCAGCGCGCGACCTGCAGGACAAGGGGCACATCCGCTGGACGCGCCAGGACCTGCTGGACTGGTTCAACGCCGCGCAGCGTGCCTTTGCCGAGCAGCGGCCCGACCAGATGGCCCAGCCGCGCGACCTGGTGCTGGCCGCCGGCTGGCGGCAGGAGCTGCCGGCCGACGTGCTCACGTTGATCGACATCACGAACAACGCCAACGCCACGCAGCGGCGCATCACCAAGACCGACCTGTGGGTGCTGGACGCCGTGGCCGGCGCCTGGCGCTCTGGCTCCCCCGGCCGCGAGGTGCAGCACTACATGCACGACCTGGGCACGCCCCAGGAATTCCTGGTCTATCCGCCCGTGGCCGCTGGCACCAAGGTGCGCGCCATGGTGGGTGTCGCGGCTGTGGACCTGGCCGACGAGAGCGGAACGCCCAGCGTGCCCGAGCGCTGGATGGACGCCCTGCGGCACTTCGTGTTGTTCCGTGCCTGGTCCATCGACGCCGAGTTCGGCGGCAACGCCACCATCGCGGCGGCGCACCGTGCCCTCTACAACGAGGCGCTGGGCATTCAGGCCCAGGCAGCAGCAACGACGGCCGTGGCGCAGAAGTAAGCGCAAGAAATCCCCGGTGGTGACCAAGCCTGCCTATACTGCGGGCAATTTCCACTGGGGCGCTGGAGTGCTCGGAACCATAGGAGCCGATATGGCTGGTTTCTCGACCTCCCTCGCCAACGCGATCATCAGCGCCACGCTGCGCAAGCAGGCCTTCCCGGCCATCCGCAACACCTTCTTCGCCCTGTTCACGGCCGACCCCACCGACGCTTTCACCGCCGGCACCGAGGTGGCTGCACCGTGGTACCAGCGCGTGCCCACGGGCGCCTTTGCCGCGCCCAACAACGGCGCCACCTACAACGCCGTGCGCGCAGAGTTTCCGCCCGTCACGGGCGCCCAGGTCACGGTCACGCACATCGGGATCATGGAAGGTGACTCGGCCACCGATGGCACGGCCACGCTCATGTATTCCGAGCCGCTGCCCACGCCGCGCACGCTGCAGATCAATGACGTGTTCCTGGTGGACAGCCAGGCCCTGACAGGCGACTTCACGCTGCAGCTGCTGTAAGCCATGAACCGGGGAGCACTCAATGGCTTCGCGCTGAACGGGCGGGCATCCGACCCGGTGGTGCGTATCCGCGTGGACGCCAAGGGCTATGCCCGCGTGCGTGCCGGCGGGCGAGTGCTCGCCTATGGCGTGGTGCATTCGGCTCCGGCTGCTGCTCTGACCGGTCCGCTGGGCCGCGTGCACGCCAAGCTCTCGGCCGATTCCGTGGCGCGCGCAGCTGTCGAGGGCGTGCTGGGCCGAGTCCATGTGCGCAGCCTGCTGGCAGCCACGGGCCGCGCCATCATCAAGGTCACTCTGCCGCCCGTGCGCGGGCGTGTGGCAGTGCAGGCACGGGCCAGCGCCACGGTCACGGCCCATGTGCAAGCCCGCAATGCCGTGGCCGCGTCCGCACGGGCCAGCTTCAAGCCCCAGGCGCGCCTGCTGCGCCGTGGCCCTGTGCAATCAACGCCCACGGCCCGTGGCACAGCCGATGGCCGCATCTACGTGCGCCGCTGGCTGCGTTCGCCCGTGGACGGTAAGGGCCAGGCCTTTGTCATCACGCAGGGGCGGGTCGAGGCGCGTCTGGCCGCGCTGGTCCAGGCCAAGGCTGCCATCACGGCCCGTGGGCAGCGCCTGGTGCGCGCGCCACTGCAGGCCCAGGGCGTGGCCTTCATCGAGATTGATCCCGACGTGCACAAGCGCCTGCCCTTCGATGAGCAGGCGCCCGAATCCCGCACCTTCCTCGTGCCTGCAGGAATGACCACCTTCTACGTTACCGACCAAGGGCAGAGCATGTTCCGTGCATCCCCCATGCAGCCTGCAGACACGCAGGACTACGACATCGAGTTCGCCGACTGGTTTCCGCCAGGCGACGAGATTGTTTCCGTGCAGCTCAAGGTCCAGCCGACCATGCCCATGCCGCCGTCCTTTGCCTTCGTGGGCCAGCGCGTGAAGGTCTGGATCTACGCGGGCGGCCTGAGCGGCCAGAAGTACCAGATCAGCGTGGCCGCCACGACCAACGACGGCCGCACGAAAGAGGTGGAGCTGATCGTGCCCATCAAGGAAAAATAGAAATGCCGCAGCTGTATCTCAACAACTTTCAGACCCAGTTCATCGCCGACGTGCGCGCGGCGCCGCAGACAGGCGCCCCGGCCAGCGAGCTCGACTACGGCGTGCTGCGCGTCTCCGATGGCGCGGCCGGCACGCTGCTGAATCCTCCCGCCGGCGGCTGGTACGTGCTGACAGCCTACAAGCGCAACGGATCGCTCGAAACCGATTACGAGATCCTGCGCGTTACCGCCGTGGATAACTCGGTGATCGGCGAATGCCGGCTCACGGTGCTGCGCGGGCAGGAGGGCACGGCGCCCCGGGCCTACAACTCGGGCGACCTGCTGGAGATGCGCATGACGGCCGGGGGTATGCGCGAGGTGGTGCAGACCACGGATGAGCGCATGTCGAATCCTCGGACACCGACCGGTGCGGCGGGTGGCGTGCTGGCTGGCCAGTACCCGAACCCCACGTTTGCCCAGCCCATGGCCACGGCGGCGGATCTGCAGGGCAAGGTGGACAAGGTGCTCGGCAAAGGCCTGAGCGCCAATGACTTCACAGACGAGGCGGCGGCAAAGCTCGGCGGTGTGGCGGCGGGTGCCACCAAGAACGCGACCGACGCGCAACTGCGCGACCGCAGCACACACACGGGCACACAGGCCATTGAAACCGTGAGCGGACTGCAGGCAGCGCTGGACGCTGCCAAGCAGTTCGCCAACCTCACTGGCAAGCCCACCACGACCACGGGCTACGGCATCACTGATGCGCTGACCTCGAAGCCAGTCTTGCTTCCTGCCGGCACAGACTTGAATCTTCTGCCTGATGAGAACCGGATCTATGACGGGTTCAATTTCAAGAACAGCCCGTGGGGTCCGGATATGTGGTGCTATGTGGAAACGAGGACACATACATCGCCTAACTACCAGTATCAAATTACCCGGCTACTGACGGAAGAAAGTCCGGTGATGGAGCGACGGAAAATGGGCGTCCTGGGATTCGGGCCATGGCGACTGCAGAGCGCTTTTGGGGTGCAACCCATTTCCAGTGGAGGAACTGGTGCCGCCACAGCAGCAGCGGCTAGGCAAAGTCTGTCTGTCAGGCAGTACGCTTATACAGGACTAACTTTCTATGTCCGTTCAGATGGCAGTGATGCGAACAGTGGCTTGACGGATAGTCCAGGAGGCGCGTTCAGAACCATTGCACAAGCAGTGTATGCCGCCAATCTGTATGACAGGGCCAATGTTTCTACCGTAGTCAAGATTGGTCCAGGTAATTTTTCTGGAGTCTATGTTGGTGCATCCTCTGCCTTTGGTGGAAATTTTATTTTTGAGGGCTCCGGGCAAGGTGTCACGAACGTCGAGGCAGTAACAGGCACCTCTGCATTTTCGATTGCAGCTTGCCGAGTGACTATTAAGAATCTTTCATTGGTTACTGCACAAGGAAATATTAATACATATTTGATATTGGCAGATCACAATTGTTTGTTGGATATATACGACATCACCTTTGGTGGCAATGGAGTGGCTTCATATGTCCTAATGTACTCTGCCAATGGCGCTAATATTCTTGTTGGAAACATCACGATTAGCGGATCTTTCAGTTATGCCTTGAATCCTACATATGCAGGAAGAATATATGTCTCTGGTCAGAGAACTACATTTTTAAATGCCTCCTGCAGTGGCTATTTTATTAATGCTACTTCTAATTCGGTGGTGGCTTGGGCAAATACGACTGTTACCGGGTCTCTCGGTGGGGCTGGAGCAAAGTACTTTGCCGGAGGTAATTCAACGATCAACACGGGCGGTGCGGGCGCAAACGCAGTACCTGGAGTGAACGCTGGAACTTTGACAACGGGCGGCCAAATCTCATGAAAACACCGATCTACCAACTCTCCCACGACAAGCTGGTGTTTCGCAAAAATGCGGATGGCACCACGTCCACCATCGCCATTACCGACACGCCCGAGTTTCCGAACCGTAATCCCGACTATCTGGCCTATCTGGCTTGGTGCTCGGCGGGCAACGTGCCAGCGCCTGCGGACCCGCTGCCGGTTCCCGTGCCCCAGGCCATCAGCCGTGCCCAGGGCAAGGCGGCTCTGATCCAGGCCGGCATGTGGCCGCAGGTGCTGGCCTTCGTGGCCGGCATCGAAGATCCCAACGAGCAACTGCTGGCCCAGGTCGCTTTGAACGACACCGTGACCTGGGAGCGCAGCAGCCCGTTCCTCGCGCGTGTCGCCGTTGCGCTGGGCCTGAGCGAGCAGCAGCTCGATGAGCTGTTCATCGCGGCGGCGGCCGTGGTGCTGTAGCGGCCTGTCCGCACTGGTGCCAAGCCTGCCACGGTAGCAGGCCATGACTACCTACAAGCTGTCCGCATTCCCGGGCGAGGCGCCCAGCGTGTCCGATCGCGCGCTGGGCGCGAACTTCGCCCGGGAACACTTCAACCTCTTTCTGCCCAGCTCCGAGTTCTGGCCGCTGGCCACGGACCGGCGCCACTCGGCATGCCTGGCCGGCACCCGCACGCTGCACCGCTTCGCGCGAGATGCCAGCGGCGCCGTGCAGCAGAACCCGGCCGCGCCCATCCGCTCCTGGGTGCAGGAGCTGTCCTTGGTCAAGGGCCAGATCAACGATGAGGCCACCGAGCGCACCTACCAGACCACCAACGACGGCAGCGCGGCGCCGCGTGCGCTGGACGTGCGCGGCAACGACCGGCTGTTGGGCGTGGTGCGCCCGGTCAAGCCCACGGTCACGCTGCAGGTGGTGGATGAGTTCACGACCGAGGAGGCCAAGACCTGGCTGTATGGCGACTTCGCCGAGCTGGTGCGGGCGGACCTGCTGGCCACGGTGATCCAGCACGAGGGCCACCAGGAGGCGATCCGCTGGGATGCCAATGGCAAGGCTTATGCCGGCGCCACATCCAACTACGGGCTGTCCCTGTCTACCGCCGTAGGGGCCGGCGCCTGGGCTGGGAATCTCTATGCCGTGGTCTCGGCCGCCCGCGCCAAGGCCTGCGAGATGGACACCACGCGGCTCGGGGCCATCAGCACGGCCAGCGGCTGGGCCGTGCCGGTGGCCGCCATGCCGTACAGCTATCCCTTTCGCAGGCCCGAGCTGGTGGAGGCGCTGCAACAGCACGAGTTTCCGGACACGGCTGGCGAGCGCTCCGGAGAAACCGTGCTCACGGCCGACCAGGCTGCCAAGCTGGCCGACCTGGTGGAGGCCTCGGTGGCGCCCGGCAGCAAATGCACGAACTGGCGCAGCGAGCTGGACAAGCTGCTCAAGGAATTCGCAGACCTTGCCCTGTCCAAGTCCTGGGCCGGCGCGGGCACGGCGCCGACGAAGCCCAGCGAGCCCAAGGTGGCCCAGTACCATTTCGACTCCGACAACAACGCCATCGAGCACCCCGATTGGGTGCAGTACCGGCGCGACCTGGAGGCCTACTACAAGGCCCTCGATGCCTACACCGACAGCAAGTCGGATGCCTCGGCCCAGGCCGGCAGCTTCAACGCGCGCCTGGTCGAGATCCAGCAGCGTTGCAGCACGCTGGTGTCCAGCATCCAGACCCAGCTGGCCAGCCAGTACATCGCGGCCACGGGCGACACGGCCGTGATCGGCAACTGGCTGGACCAGCTGGGCGGCGTGGCCGACCTGGCCGGCAAGACCGTGGAGCGCGTGGTGGACTCGCGCTTCTACGTCGTGGCCTTTGTGACCGACTGGGGCGAGGAGTCCGAGCCGTCGCCCATCTCCGAGATGCTGGAGGTGGACCAGAACGACACCGTGACCATCCAGCGGCCCCAGGCCATGACGGGCGAGCAGCATGCCGCGCGCCACGTTGTGAAGTGGCGCATCTACCGCAGCAACGCCTCGGCCGCAGCGGCGGCCTGGCAGCTGGTGCAGGAGCTGCAGATCTCCGTGGCCAGCTTCCTCGATGACAAGAAGGGCGAGGAGCTGGACAGCCTGCAGCCCCAGTTCACCTGGGCCGCGCCGCCGTACCGCATGGACGGCCAGTACGAGGGCGACAACAAGCCCAGCGTGGGCGCCAACCCCTACCTGCGCGGGCTCACAGGCATGCCCAACGGCATCATGGCCGGCTTCATCGACAACACCGTGGCCTTCTGCGAGCCCTATGTGCCCTACGCCTGGCCCGTGGACTACCAGGTCACGACCGAATGGCCCATCGTGGGCATGGCGGTGTTCGATCGGACCCTGTTCGTGGGCACGGCCGGCAACCCGTACTTCGTGACGGGTGCGCACTCGGCGCAGATGTCGGCCATCAAGCTCGACAGCAACCAGTCCTGCAGCGCACGCCGCTCCATCGTGGCCGTGCAGGGCGGTGTGCTCTATGCCTCGCCCGATGGTCTGTGCCTGGCCAGCCCGAGCGGCGTGCAGGTGGTGACGCGGCAGCTGATCGCGCGGCAGGACTGGCAGCGCATGCAGCCGGCCAGCATGTTCGCGGCCGAGCACGAGGGCGTCTACTACCTGTTCTACGCCGGCGCCGGCGGCGGCTGCCTGGCGTTCAGCGCGCAGGACGGGGCCAAGCTGGGCCATACCGACCTGGGCGGCGCGGGTGTGACGGCGGTTTGGGTGGACCGCTTCAACGACCTCATGTACGTGGCGCGCGGCCAGGACATCCTGGAGTGCTTCACGGGCGATGCCCTGCGCACGGCACGCTGGCGCACAGGCCTGGCCACCCAGGGCCAGCAGCTGCCGCTGGCCTGGGCCAAGGTCTACGGCCTGCAGGACGCCCAGCACCCGATCACCCTGCGCCTGTGGGGCGATGGCCAGCTGCAGCACACGGCCCAGTTCACCGACCTGCAGCCGCAGCGCCTGCCGCCTGGGCGCTGGCTGGAGCACCAGGTGGAGATCGAGGGCGCGGCCCGCGTCACCAGCGTGGTGCTGTGCTCGACCACGGAGGAGCTGCGCAGCGTATGACCAACCGCAAGAAAATCGACACGGGCGTGGCCCGCCTGCCGGCCCTGGCCCGGGTCAATGTCCAGGACAAGGCCCTGTCCAACTGGATGCAGGACGTGACCGAATGGCTGGAAGTGCGGGCCGGCGCGCGAGGCAACGAGTTCGAGCGTGCCGTAACCCTGCGCGAGCTGCTGGACCTGCAGGGCTCGGTGCAGGGAGTCACCCAGCTGCTGGCCAAGGACAAGACACCCGGTGAGGGCGAAACGGTCATCGACCTGGGCGGTGGCCTGTCCGCAATCGTAGCGGTGGACCGCTTTGCCAAGGAGATCATCGAGTCCCCCCTGTTCAAGAGCCTGGCCAAGACCCTGGACGACCCCAGCCGCTTCGACCACCTGGCGCAAGAGATCCGTGACGAGCTGCTGCGCTCCATCGCCGACGAGGCCGCCAAGCGCGGTGCCGAGGTGCGCGAGCTGCAGACCGTGGTGCAGAGCAACGAGCGCAGCTTGGCCATGGCCGTGCGCGAGGTCACAGCCAGCCTGCGCAACGCCAGCGCAGGCCTGCGCGCCACGCAGGCGGCGTTCGCGGACGGCCAGCGCGCCATGGCCACCAACGTGCTGCAGTTGCAGGCCTCCCTGGGGAACTACTACCAGGACGGCAAGCCGGGCCGCGCCATGCTGGAGCAGGAGATGACGGTGCTGGCCAGCCACAGCGAGGGCCTGCGCGCGCAGTACACGTTCAAGGTGCAGGCCGGTGGCGCCCTGGCCGGCTACGGGATCGCGGCCGAGGAGGTCAACGGCAAGACTTCCAGCGCCTTCATCATCATGGCGGACAAGTTCGCCATCGTCTCCCCCAGCTACAACGCCGGCCAGATGAGCACGCCGCGGCCCGAGGACGTGGTGTTCGGCGTCGATGGCGACGGCATCTACCTGCAGCGCAACGTCTATCTCAAGGGCAACATGCGCATCGACGGCCTGGGCAAGAAGCTCGTGGACGGCCTGCGCGGCTCAGTGCAGCTGGCGGCCAGCGGCAGCTTCTGGAGCGATGCCACCGCGCGCCAGGCCGTCTGGCAGGCCCTTGGCAACAGTGGCAGCGCTCCCAACACCAACCACCTGGTTGTGGGCGACGCTGTGACCATCAGCAACGGCTCTGGGTTCACGCAGACCCGCCACTGGATGGGCACTGCCTGGCTGATCCCGGCGGCCATGATCAATGGGGACTTGCTGGTGGACGGCACGGTAGCGGCGCGCAAGGTGGATACGCGCGGGCTCACCGTGCGCGACAACTACGGCAACGTCATCCTGGACGCCAACGGCCTGGACGCGCAGTGGCTGCGCAATCTCAGGGCCGCCCAGGTCAACGGCCTGGGGCCACTGGCCACGCGCGACAAGGCCCGCATCGGCGACACCGTGGCGTTTCCGGACGGCACGACGATGAACACCAGCGATTTCATCAACCGGCTGCAGCGCATCACGTCCAACAATATCGGCGTGTTCATGGACACGGCTGCGATCGGCACGGCCTACATCGGCCAGGCAGCCGTGGGCACGTTGCAGATCGCGGGCGGCTCGGTCACATCGATGGCCAGCGGCGCGGGCGGGATGACCACGATCTATGGCGATAGAGAGGTTGAGCTGTGTTCGGCCTGGGTGAACAACGCGGCTGGCGGCTCCGGCGTGGTGGTCATCGCGCTGGTCAATGCCATGCCCGTGAACAGCAATGGCAGCCTGAGCCTCACCATTTACCGGGGCGATATTGGCTTGCAGTACACCGGCACGTCGATGCCCAACGGCTACCGGACTTCGGCGCACAACAGCTGCTTCGACAGCAGCCCGCCGTCCGGCTGGACCTCATACCGGCTCATGGCGCGGGCCGGCCCCGGCGAGACAGTCACGGTGTTTCTGTCCAACATCGTGGCCACGGGAGGGCGCCGATGATCCACTTTATCCAGATCGATGGCACCGGCCGCATCCTGCGCTCGGGCAGCGCGCCGTTTCGCCACCTCAAGGATCTGCCAGGGGCGAACAGCAGCTTTCGCCGTGTGCCGCATCCCGTGCCCGACCCGAATGCCTTCTATTGGGATGGGGGCCTGGTAGCCGTGCCGGCGGCGCCCAGTTCGTTCCATCGCTTCGACGTGGCCAGCCGGGGCTGGGCCATCGACCTGGCACAGGCCTGGTCCGCAGTGCGTGCAGAGCGGGACAGGCGCCTGGCCGCCTGCGATTGGGTGACGCTGCGCGCCCAGGAGACGGGCGAGCCCGTGCCGGCATCCTGGCTGGCCTACCGGCAGGCCCTGCGTGACCTCACCGACCAGTCCGACCCGCTGGCTGTCGTCTGGCCCACGCCGCCGGCCTGATGCGTGCCAAGCCTGCCACCGTGCTCGGCATGGCCCATTCCCTCGAATACGAACTCGACGCGGTGCTGCCTTTCGTGCAAGGCCTGGTGCCGGGCCTGGCCCGCTCTCAGGACATGCGCGCCATTGGCCTGCGCCGTGGCGGCCAGCTGGTGGCCGGCGTGCTCTACGAAGGCTTCAACGGCCGCAACCTCTGGATGCACGTCGCGGCCGCGCCCGGCGCGCGCTGGCTGGTGCGCGACTACCTGCGTGCCTGCTTCGCCTATCCCTTCCTGGTCTGCGGCGTGGAGCGCGTGAGCGGCTATGTGAACGAGAGCAATGCTCTGGCGCGACGGTTCAACCAGCACCTGGGGTTTCGTGAAGAAGCCCGACTACGTGGCGCAGCCCCTGATGGCGGGGATGTGCTGATTTTTGCGATGTGGAAAAAGGAGTGCAGGCATGTCCCGCTGGCACACGACTGAATTTGATCTTCTGCCCGAACGGGCCTTCTGCCCACGACCTGGTGGCCGCATGACACTCGAGGGCGGAAAGGGCAGCAGCGCGCCCGCGCCCGACCCGCGCCTGGTCGAAGCACAGGTCAAGTCCATGGGCATCCAGGACGCTGCCATTCAGAAGATCCTGAGCCAGTCTGATGAGATGGCGCCGCTGCAGAAAGAGCAGACGCAGTTCGCACTGGACACCCAGCGGCAGGCCTGGGAGCAGTCCCAGGAAGACCGCGACTATGCGCTGGGGCGCCGCGACAAGCTCACGGGCCTGCAGGACAAGATGGTCGAGGATGCGCGCACCTTCGACAGCGAGGCCAAGCGCGAGGAGCTGGCCGGCCAGGCGGCCGCCGATGTCTCCCAGGCCTACGAAAGCTCCAAGCGCACCCAGAACGCGGAAATGGCGCGCATGGGCATCAACCCTGCGGACGGCAAATATGGCGCCGCCTCCAACGCGCTCGCAGCTGGCGAAGCCCTGGCCATGGCCACCGGCAAGAACTCGGCCCGCACGGCGGCGCGAGCAGAGGGCAGGGCGCTCACCGACCGCGCGCAAACCGCATTGGCCGGCTACCCGGCCATGGGCATGCAAACCACAGGGCAGGGCGCCGGCTTTGGCACGGCCGCACAGATGGCGGCGAACAACGGGTTGGCGGGGCTGAATTCGGGGTACGGGCAGGCAGGTGGCATGGCCGGCCAGATGGGCAGCAACGCCACCAGCATGTGGGGTGCCCAGGCAAACCACCAGGCCAACATGCGCTCCAACGATTCGACGGGCGGCCTGCTGGGCGGCCTGGGCGGCACGGCCGTTGGACTGGCGCAATTGTGGAAGGCTTCCGACCCACGCCTGAAAGAGGAGGTGAGGGCCGTTGGGGTGGATGAGTCCACGGGGTTGAATCTCTATGAGTTCGCCTACAAGGCCGATCCCGGCAGGCGCTATATCGGCGTCATGGCCGATGAGGTGCATCAGCGATTCCCCGAAGCGGTGATGGTGGACAAGTCAGGCTTCTTACGCGTGGACTACGCGGCATTGGGTATGGAATTCAAGGAGGTCGTGTGATGCGCGGCGGACGTTCTTCTCTCTCGGATTTTTTCAACAACTTCAATGCAGCCTACAGCCTGACAAAACAGGTCGGCCGGGACATCGAGGTGGGCAATGCTGTAAACGCAAAGCCCACGGAATCCCAGGCGTACACGGAGGAGCAGGGCAAGGAACTGGAGGGGCTGGCCGCGCAGGGCTACAAGATCGATTTCGACCAGGCCAAGAATGCCTATGTCGCCAGCAACGAGGCAGGAGACGCCAAGACGATGGCCATGCAGGGGCTGACCACGAACTTCATGGGCAAGCAGCTCACGGGTGGCGTCGATGCCAACAAGGCAGAGATTGACCGAATGCGCTCCACGTCCGTGGCAGATGCCATCGCCAAGCATGACCCCGAGGCCGGCATGCGGATACGCGGCCTGGTGGAAGACCGTGCCTTCAAGGGGAAGGAGCAGGCGCGCTCGGAAAAGGCCTGGGCACGCGAGGACGGTATCGAGGCACTGGACAAGCAGCTGGGCGAAGAATTCGAGACGGGCCTGATGGGAGCGGACGGACAGCGCCGCAAGCCCACCTTCTCGGACTTCCTCGGCAACCAGGAAAAGCGAGCCTTCATGCTGCACCAGGCCGGCTATGCGAAAGAGGCGAACGAGGCCGCGCAGAAGGCCCTGGCCACCAGCTACTCCAAGGCCCAGCTCGAAACCGAAGAGCGCAAGCAGGCCCTGGGCCCGGCCGTCGCGGCATTCGCCTCGGGCAACTACGGCCCCGCCATGGAGTACCTGAACAGGTACGGGCTGGGTGGAGCCTCGAAGGTCACGGGGATCGAGCGCGGCAAGGACGGCGGGATCGTCATGAACATGGTCGGCGTCGATGGCAAGGCCTTGGAACCCGTGCGCACCACGGCCGAGCAGGCCGACGCCATGCTTCGCTCCACCGTGGACCCGGGCGCGATCTACAAGCTAAACCACGACAACTTCCAGCGGCAGCTGCAGCTCAAGGCGGACGGCCGTGCAGACCAGGCCAGCCGCATCGCAGCCGGCGCGGATGCCCGTGCTGCCGCATCGCACGGCATTGCAATGGAGGACCGCCGCGAGCGGCTGAACGACAAGCGCGAGCTGCGGGATGTGCGCGAAGCCATGGCGCGCGAGTCAAACCCCAGCATTTCGGAAACCCAGATCCGGGCCGTGCGCGCCGGAATCCTGCAGACACCCGGCGCAGACAACGCCAAGGCCAAGTACGACTATGACCCGGTGAAGGTGCAGAAGGCATTTGGGGAAACCATCCCCGGCCGATTCGCGGGGGACAAGGACACAGTGAAGCGCGACATGGATAAGGAGCGGCGCTTCCAGGAGTTCATGGCCGACAACCCGAACATCAGGGACGTGGACGAGGGGCTGGTGAAGTTCAATGCCGCTGATGTGAAGCGCACTCGGAGCGAGAAGGCCGGTCGAGCCTCGGCCGTGCAGGGCGCCATGTCGCCGGAGGCCATCGCGGCGACAGCCAAGAAGTACGGCATGACCGAGGACCAGGTGCGCGACAAGCTGCGCTCCCAGGGCCTCATCAAGTAGGCGGGCCTGGGGCGTACCAAGCCTGACAGCCTCGACGGAGTTCTATCCGCGAGGTAATGCATGCCCCAGACCCCCCAAACCGCCGCCGATGGCGGCGTTGACCTGTTCGAGATTGCCGGTATCGATCCCACAGGGAAGACGGCAACCCAGGCCCCGACCGGCGACGTTGACCTGTTCGAGCTGGGCGGTATCTCCATCGATGTGCCAAAGCCCAAGCCACAGGGCATTGGCGGCTATGTGGCCGATGCCATCACCGACGTGTTCAAGCGCGCGGGCGGCGCAGCTCTCTCTGGCGTGGCGGCCGTGCCCGAGGCTGCCCAGTCGGGCATTCGCGCCACGGTGCGCAGCGGCGCCGGCGGCGACCCCGCCACGGTCATGCCCGGCGGCGCCTTCATCCCAGGCATTGACACAGACGAGGCCGTCAACGGCCCCATGACGCAGCAGCAACGCGGAGATCGGAAGAGCGTCGTGTAGGGAAAGAGTGTAGATCTCGGTGGTCGCC